CGCGGTTTTTCCGCGGTCTTCTGGTGTAGGTTCTTCCTATTCTAGAAGAGAGAGCTCGACCTTCTTTTCAGGAGCATTATTGCAATACATGTCCTTTTGGCCGTGCGTTTGCTTTCGTGTGTGTGTGTGCCAGTGCAGAGTTGTCTCGTGCGTCGTGTGGTCATAAACATGAAAGCCCCGGGCAGAACCCCGGGTTAAGAAAAAGTGAGAGCTTTGGGGTGCTCAATCGTGCCAGTGTTATAGTTCATAATAAACACGGCGTCTGGACGATTGACCACGCCTAGCGCGTGTCCTGCGCGCGTGGTGTGGCTCTAAGAAAAGAAACCCCCTAGGTGTCGAAAGTCTACGACATCTTGCAACGGGAGATCTGTCTTCTCCACGCTTCACCCAGACTCAGACACAGCGGCCGTGTAGCGAAACGGTGGCCCTGAAAAGCCGTCTGTGGAGGCCAGAAAGCGAGCAAGCAACGAATCACAAGACCCAGATGACGTCTCGGTGTGAGCACTGCGACGAGTTGTCGCCGGTTCATCCGGCCGCGCCATTTTGATGGCTTCGTCGGCGTTCGCTGAAGGAGGATCCACAGGAATGTGTTAGAGTGTCCCGTCGTCGAGAGTGGGCATGGTAGCCCCCGTTATCGGCCCCGCCGTTGGATTACGGCCCTTTGCATGCCAGGTAGGTGTGCACTGTCTCTTCAGCGTGAAGCGCCATGGAGACAACCTTTTCTTCTTCGTTCTCAACGTCCTCGTCGTCTATGACGACTGAGGGCCCCCGTGACTTTTGGAGCTTTGTGGCAGCGTTTGACGACGCGTGCGAAGAGTGCGGCGTTTTCTCTTTGGACATCGAGCAGGACCGGGCCTGGCGAGGTGTCATTAGAGGCGCACAGGCGAGTGAACGGCGCGCCTTTGCTGCGTACATGAGGGCGAGTGCGCGGTTTGAGCGGCGTTACCCAGGTGGTTGTGGGGATGTTGGCGACCCCCACCACCATCTTCGTGAGGCGAAGTGGGTCGCTGTCGAGTCGCGTGGCGACAAGTGGTTGGCTGCGAAGTCCCACGTGTCAAGGTTGTGGCGGCTGCGTCGAACCTGGCTTCGCGCGACGGCACAGTGGGAGGGGGAATCTCTCCCCCTCCACCATGAGAGGCAGCTGGCGCGCCAACGCACGTGGCCGCCGGCCGTCGTTGAGGCTCTGCGTGTCGAGAGCCCTCCGTTGGTCGAGGACCCGGGTGACTTCAGGCGCTGTGACTCCAGGTCGTTCGGTGCCTCGATCTTTGGCGGGTTGAGCTCCTCCGACGACTCGGTGGGGTGGCGTCGCCAGGTTTCACCTTTGGTGGAGTGGCGTGCGTCATCGTGGGACAGTATCGCCCGAGCGGTCTGCGTGATCCTCTTGGCGGTCATGCTGGAAGAGACGCTGAAGGTCATGCTTGGTCGTGTCATTGATCGGCCAGGCCTTTGGTTTGGAGTGTTTGAGTGGTTTGTGTATGCCGGCCAAGCCGCTCTCACTTTTGCAAACCCCCTCCAGTATGTCCTCTTCTTACTCTTGCGTGTGCCCGCGTTGCTTCTCCATGCAGCCACGGACCACATGTCGGGAGGCGTGGGTGTCGCGACACACTTCGTCTTCAACGTTATGACGTTTGTTGGGGCGTCTGCGTGGGCAGCGGCATCGCTGGTTGGTGCCAGCATGGGAGACCTCGCGAAAAGCTTCCTCATTGATGGTGGCCCTGGCGAGGTAGAGGCGCTCCTCAAGGTGTGGCCCCTCATTCATGTCACGGACCCTCTCTCACGGGCGATCATCCTGCGGTCCATGTTCTTTGACATTCGCACGGAGTGGTCGTCAGAGTTGGCGGATCTCTTTGAGTGGGCGTCGTCACGCGGCGTTGCGTTCGGGAGCGTGTTCCTCGGCGGCGACGATCTCCTACGCATGCGCCGTCTTGATGAAGCGTGGCTTGAGGTGGAGGACGGCGTCGACCCTGACGATGCGTTCGATCAACCAGGGCTCTTCCAGGGGCTCAGCGCCCGGGTCGGGCGCCGGGGCTTAGGGGTCTACCGCTGCACGAATACCTTTGACGAGATCAAGGGATTCGTGTCGCTTATGACCGCTACAGTTTCCGACGCTGTCGACGTGTCGTGGCCTCCGTGGGCCACAACAGCCTTTCGTCTCTTGGTCGCGGCTGGTGCCACTCGCGTCTTTCGCGAGTATTTGGTCCCAAGCGCGGTCAAGGATGTTTTGGTTAGCATGGCACTCGTGGGGCTCAAACCCGGTGATCTCATTGTCGCCTTGGAGGACGTCGCGCGGCGTGTCATGAAGATCCGGGGCGGGGGTGGTGGCTGGCGTGTGCTTTTTGAACGCTCGCCCAAAGATCCCGTGGTCATCTTGCACGATGTGGCCACGGCCATGGCCAAAACGGATGACGACCTGGTGCCGCTTGAGCCGTCGGAAGACTATTTCCGGCCCCGCGTGGAGCATCTTGAGGGCTTGATTGAGAGGGTGAGGGTGGCTATGAGAACGGCGGATGTGGCGGTGAAGGCCTCGCTCAACATTGCCCTCCGTGGATTACTCGATCGCCAAGCGACGCTTGAGCAGCTCGCTGTCCAGTCGTGTCCCCGCAAACCACCTCTCGCTGTCTTGGTCGCCGGACCCCCAGGTGTGGGGAAATCGTTCCTCCTGCGTGTCTGGTTCGCTGCGGCCGCAGCCGTGTTGGGCCGTTCCGCGAACCCAGCATGCATGTATAACGTCTCTCAGGACCAGGTCTACTACGACGATTATCGCACACTGGCGCATTGGTTCGTTGTCCTGGACGACATGATGAATGTCAATCCCGACAAAGTGACCGACGCTACGAAGCTTATGGCCCAGATTTTTGCGTTCATCAATAGCGCGCCTGGGCGTCTCAATGCGGCTGAGATTGAGAACAAGCAGAAGCGTTGGGCGGCGCCTGATGTGGTCATCGGCACGACGAACGTTGGCGACCTCAATGCGCACGCATATGGTGTGCACAATGGTGTGGCAATACGGCGCCGATTTGAGTGGCGCGTGGACGTTGTGGTCAAGCCAGAGTACCGAAAAGATGGATCGAGTGAGCTCGACGTCTCGAAGTTTGGGACGGAGCCCATTCCCGATGCGTGGGAGATGACGATCAAACGTATCTCCGCCAATGGGCAGGGGGTCGCCGAGACTAAGGTTGCGTCTAAGGTCTCGTTCGAGGAGGTCGTCCGGTGGTTCGCGACTACACTGAGCGCGCATCGAGGGACAAGTCAGGCCGCTGTGGAGGCGCTAGACAGGGCTTGCGCCAGGGCCATTGAGTTGGCGAAGGAGTCGACGACATTGGGCGCGCACGCCACAGTGGCAGGGTCGATTGCACCCGATGAGGAGTGCATCACAATTAACACCTTGGCCGCTGCCACACACGTTCCCACGTGGTGGCGTGAACGGGGGGGATCGTGGTGGACCTACTCGGCCTACTCGCACTCGATGTGGCTCGGGGGCCTGTGCTTTATGGGGGGCAAGTGCCTGTGGTCGTACGCTCGCTATGGGGCTGTTGACCCGCGGGTTGAGGGTCTTTTCCGCGCGTTCGTTTTCGACCCTGTGGCAGCCCGCCACACGGTCGCGTATAGCCTTTGGCGCCAACCTGGGCTGTCGCCGAGCGGTGCGCGGGAGGTGGCCCAGGCGGGGGCTGACGTTGCCGTTCACGTCATGCTCGCGCAACAGCCGTGGTTCGTGGCCCAGCAGGGTGTGCGCATGCGGCGCCTTCTCATGGCCGTGGGGGGCGTGGGTGGCGTGGCCCTCGCTGTCTTTGCCGCTCGGCGGTGGGCGAGGCCAACCGCGGAAACAAAGGTTTCGCCCACGATGCTGCGTGAGCTCCCTGCCGTGGTGGCCGAAAACCCGAGTGGGTGGCAACGGGAGAACGCGCGCGACGCCGTCGGTGACGACCGGGTCCCAGCCTCCGACGCAGGGCGCGTTGGGACGGCACCCACGAAAATCTTTAAAGATCCGCTCCCTATTCAAGGTCGGACGACCCCCTTGGATGTGCTGACGCAGAATCTCTTACAGGCGACGGAAATGTTCTGGTTTGGCACGCGCGAGGTGATCGGGTCCGTCACGGCAATAGGCGGGTTTTTGTATGTCACGGCGGGACACAACCTCCAGTCCCAACGGCGCGATGGTGGCGTCATACAGGTTGGGCGCCACGGGGACGAGAATGGCTTCCTGACGGAGAAGAGTGTCTACACCCTCGATTCGCGGTCCATCTACTTCGTCCCTGGGCGAGACCTGGCGTTCATCACGCTGACTCGCGCCCCCCGTAAGAGCTTGGAGGAGCTCTTCGTCGCAGACCAGGGTGCGCTCCAGGAGCTTGCGCGCTGTGGGGACGTGTTGTTCGCTGAGCGCGATGGTGAGTTTGGGGCGCGTCACCGCTTACGGCGAGCACTGTCCAAGGGGCTACATTTGTCAAAGTTGTTGGTGATGGGGCTCGACCTCCCCATCGATCCGGCGCAGCCGCATTTGCAGGTTGCGGGGGAGACCACGACTGGAACGAGTGGGGCCTTGGCGCTGCTCGACGCAGGGAGAGTCCGTGTGATGGCAGGGGTGCTGACGTTCTCTGGCGCGAGCGGTTCCATCGTCACTCCTGTCTACGCTAGCGACATCGTCGCCGCCAAGAGACATTTGTGGGTGGAGAAAGCCGGCGTCATTAGTGCACCTTGCTTTGGTCGTGCTTATCGCGGCGAAGTTGGGGAGAAACCACACTACAATTCGTGGGTTAACTACGCAAGCCATGTTTCCTTCGCCGGGCACTGTCTGGGCTACGCGCGGGTGAGAGAGAAACCCAAGATGACGTTCCATCGGACCCCGTGGTACGCCCCACTTGCCCCGTTGGTCAACCGCACAGGTGCGCATTTCGCAGCTCCCGCAGTGGGGACATCACCGGTGCTCGTGGGGGGCCAAGTGGAGTTCAGGTCAACCTACCTGAACGTTGCGCGGTCGTTTTGCCATCGAACGCCGCCACCGGCCCATCTCGTCGAGATCGCCACGAATGACTTCTTCCGGGAGTTCCCCGACCCACCGGCGTGGGTGCGCCCCTTGACCGCCAATGAGGCGGTGTTTGGGATCCCTGGGCTCATCGACTCCGTTCAGGCGGGGACGTCGAGTGGGCAGTGGGGCGGGTCAAAGCGTGCGTGGATTAACTTCGAGTCCAAGGAGATTTCGCCGCAGCTTGAGGAGGCCATCTACTCGTATCTCGCCTCTCTCGACACACTCACCATAACAGAGGCGATGTACTTCTCCTACAAGCACAAGGATGAAGGAAGAGGGGTGGGCCGTGTGGTCGACTTCAAGACACGTTTTTTCAACGTGGGGGACCTTCACATCTTCATCGCCATGCGCATGCTGTTCGCGCCGTACTTAGCGTGGCTGCGGACGCTCGATCCCGACATCACCGAGTGCGCGGTCGGCGTTAACGCCGTCAGCACGGAGTGGGAAAAACTCATGCGCCCGCTCTCTGAGTTCTCAGACAATGTCATCTGTGGTGACCTTTCCGATTACGATAAGGTCGCCGACCCCATCTTTGCGGTCGGCGTGTCTGTCGGAGTTGGGTCTGTGTTACGGCGAGGGTGTGGGTACAGTGAGCGAGACGTGCTTCGCCTCCAACGAATGTTGGCTCTTTGCTTCTTCCCAGTCACCATGATCGATACGGCGTTGGTGGTCATCGAGGGTTCAAGCCCGTCGGGTATGGGGGGCACCTCACAGTTCAACTGTCACAGGGGAGCGTTGGAATCACGCGTTGCCATGCTCAAGCTAACCGCAGAGCGCAATGAGCTGATCCCTCTCCTCCGTGAGGTGGATTGGTTCCGCCGACGAGTGAAGGCGCGGTGGTATGGCGACGACCACATCATGGCATCTCGTGCTCCGTGGTACAACCAGGTCGCCTTGCAGCGGGTCATGGCGCTGTGGGGCGAGAAGTACACGGACGCTAACAAGAATCCGACCTTAGCAGAGTTTACGACGTGGTCGGACGCGACATTTCTGAAACGACGCATTCTCCAGTGGGGCGGGCTGTGGCTCGCGCCTTTGGAGAAGAAGTCGATTATTAGGTGTTGCGCGTACGCAGTCGAAAGCTCTGTGGGCCCTATGTCAAGAGATGCGGAGGCACTCCCCAATGCCATCGCGGAGGCGTGGCTCCACCGTGATGATCCCGCCTTCTTTGAGGAGTTGCGCACCACCTTACTCAACGCAATGCCAATGTCCTACGCGGATGGAGGGACCTTGACGTTGCAACTACACACGGCTGCGGAATTGGAGGACATTTACCGCAGCGACAAGTACGCGACGTGGGATGGCGGAAATCCCACGTGGCGGTCGTTCTACACGGCCCCGACTCGGGATGTCGATAAAAGCGGCCCTCCTGACGAAGCCTGCCTCGTCAGCATAACAAACAGGCCCACGCGGTGTGAAACGTTTCACCCCACATGCTCATCTATGGGGGCGCACTGCCCGCGTGGTCACCAGTCCTATTTAGGGCGAGGTGAGCACCCCCCCGATCGCGAGTGGATCGTGACCGATCGGGGTGAAAGACAGATCAACAAAACTTACATCTCGTGCCTATGTGGGGCCTTGTACCACACAACGAGTGGCGCTGCTGCGCCACTATCAACTGTGCCGATGGAGGGGTCGTCGACTGCCATCGCGGAAGCCACCCTTCTCACGCAGCCTTTCGACGCAACCAACGTTATGGTTGCTGAGGAGGGCGCGCCTGGAAATGACACGGGGTTCATTCTCACCGAGGCGGGTACCAGTGCCAAGGTGCAAACCACGCCGTTGCGCCCGGGCCTGTCTGACCCGTCCACCCTCGGCGAGTGGTGGTCTCGTCAAGTCGAGATCTACAATGCCACCTGGTCACTCGCCGCCTTCACGGTGGTTCTCGACCCCTGGTCGGCCTACCTACACAACTTCGCCGTCGTCCGTAAGGCCTCCAATTTTGCCCGGTTGCGCGCCGGCATGGAGATCACTGTCATGACTGGTGGGACCGGTTTTCACTATGGGCGATACCGTGTCTTCTATGTGCCACGAGCTCTTGAGCGGCCTGGGACCACGGGGGCGACTTTCCTGGCTAACTTGGACCCCATCATGGCGTCTCAGTGTGCTGGGGTGGATGTCGACATTTGCGGGTCGTCCACTGTGACCCTGCAATTGCCGTTCATCTCGCCCTATGAGTGGATCAACCTTGAGACGGACCCGGTTTATTCGACTGGCGCTCTTGGTGGCGCGATGGGGCGTCTGGTGCTGTACCCCCTCACGCCCCTCGGACACATCACGCTGGTCACACCGCCACCCGTCCCCGTGACCGTTTTGGCCCGTTTGGTCAACCCCACCTTTGCATTGCCAACCAACTTGGTGTATGCCACGGTCACCAGTGGGCGGGCGTCCAAGGAATCCGAGCCCAAGGCCTCCTACAGTCGCCCGCTTGCTACTTTGGCGGCTGCGGCGTCCGCCATTGGGACTTTCCCGGCGGCGGCCCCCGTTGCCATGCCGGTGGCTGCGATGGCTACCGCGGCGTCGAAGATTGCGAGTGCTCTTGGGTACTCGAAGCCTGTCGACGAGGGTGTGCAACAAGTGGTGGTTGGGGTCCCATGGAGGAACACTGGGACGTACTCCGGGACCGACTGGGTCACGCCGGCAGGTCTCGATCCTGCTGGAACTGTGGCCGCGGGGGGTGCCGCTGCTGGGGAGGAGTCGGACGAGATGTCATTCAACTACATCTTGACGCGGTGGAGTTTGATCCTCCCATACCGACAGTGGTCACCGACTAATGGGGCGGGCACCATTTTGTGCACCATCCCAGTGACACCCCAAGCCTTCTACTACCGAGGCGCCGATGTGTCGTTCTTCCGACCGACGTGGGTGGGCTCGTTGGCGTGGATGTTCCGCGCCTGGCGTGGGTCCCTCGTCTACAAGGTCCAAGTGGTGGCATCGAAGTTCCATCAAGGGCGCCTCCAGATTGTCTATCGCCCCTCGACATCAGCGTTTGGGGCGCTCCCGTCGACGATGCTCAAGAACATCATCTTGGACCTGTCTGAGCGCACGGAAGTCACTTTTACCGTGGGCTACGCCGCGCCCACCGCCACGCTTGCCATCGCTCCGTTCGCGCAGCGTGACCTAGTGAAAGTTGATGTCACCGGGTCACCCGTATCGACCAACACTGCTGTCGCCAACGGACAGATCCAAATTGTGTCTCTTACTCCGCTCGCCGCACCGCTGACGACGAACAATGTGTCCGTTTTGATCAGCGTGAAGGCTGGGGATGACTTTGAGTACATTGGGTTTGACCCACGAGGGCTCTCCCCCTACGGCGCCACCAGCCAGATCGTTTCGATCACCAGCGGCAAGGCTTACCCAACGACTGAGTCGGTGGAACTTGTGCCAAAGCTCACGGGACCGGATGTTGCGGCGTTCGCATCTGAGAGGTTCGTCCATTTGCGCCCACTGCTCGAGCGGTACCTCGTGCGTGTGGAGATGAACCTGGGTCGCCCAGTGAGCACGGACTATGGTTCATCGCTCGTGCGGTGGCCGGGGCGTGACTTCGCCCCATTGTGGAAGTTCACCAACGCCCAAAGACTGGCCATGTACCGGCCCAGCTTTGCGCCGTGGTTGAATGCAGCGCAGAATGCTATCACCACGCTGAACTTCTTGCCCTTGGACTACCTTCGGCTCATGTACGCCGGGGAACGAGGCGGATTCCGCCATAGGTTCCATCATGTCGAGTTTGGACAGCCGACTCGAATGGAGACTAGCGTACAGATGTTCTCGTACCCTTCGTCTCTGGCGGGCCAAGTTGTTACCACCGGCGAACAGGTGTCTGCCGGGTTGGGTGCCAGTATGACGCTGGCCCCGACCAGCACTGATGGTTACGCGTGGGGGGGGGATGCTGAGCTCTCCCCCACTGGCGTGTCCATCCCGTACATCCAAGACAGGTACTACATCCCAGGGAACGAGTTGCCGTCGTGGCCACTGGCTGGGGTTGCCGGGGGGGCGGGCCCCGGCGGCAACATTGACGTTCTTCTTTACCGGAAGTTTGTCAACAGCGCAACCACGGAGGGCACTGCAGCGAATGGAACTCATTGTACCAACTCGTTTGCAGTACTGAGTGCGGTGGGCGACGATTTCTCTCTCGTCTGCCTGCAGTACACTCCACTTTTTGAGGAGCCAGGTGTGTGACCTGGGGAGGTTAGCTGACCTCTTTAAAGATAGAGCACTACTATGGCCTTCGGGCCACACTAGGCGACAGTGTCGTTTCATTTTGACTAATGGCGATAGGAGTCGCCATTTTGTTGAAAATGACTCGAGCACAACTGTGTGTGTGTGTGGAGTCGCTTTTCC